ACAGCTTTAAGCTTAGCTATACTGGGCCTAGCTGTTTTAACTTATAACGAAAATGGAAAATAATTTTTATAGTAACGATATAGCCGAACTGGCTTATCTTTTAGACAGCGATAGCTTTAATAATTTACCAGTAACCAAAAAGATACTGGTACTAAATAAGCTAGGCGAAGCCCTTACCGTTATGCGTAAATATACTGGACGCGTAAAGTAGATTAATTATTGTTTTATGTTAAGAAGAACCGCCACTACTTAGGCGGTTTTTTTATACCTTAGGGTAACTTAACAAGAATGAACAATAACCAGCGCGGCTGTTTAGCCGAATATCTTTTTGCTACTGTAGCTATGCAAAACGGGTTTAACGTTTCTATGCCTTTACTTGATGCCAGCCCTTACGATTCTGTTATAGAAAAAGATAACAAGCTGTATAAAATACAAATTAAGCACGTTTCAAAAGATCGCAAAAGGCGCCGAAACGATGTACAAATAGTTTTAAGGCGTACAGATATAGCGTATAAAATAGAAGAAGTAGATTTTTTTGCGATATACTTTGAAGAACTTGACGGTTTTTTTGTTATTAAAAATACTGAACAAAAATCTATAAGACTAAGCCCAGACGGTATTTATAAAAATAAATTTAATAACTTTGTACAATTCACTTAGAGTTTTTTTCATTTGGTTAGTTTTAGTTAGGAAAGGGCGCCACAATCTACTGGCGCTTTTTTCGTATTTTTGAAAAAAATATAAGATGCGCGAAATAAAAATAAATAGTACAACTGGTAGCGAAATAGTTACGACCCAAGAAGCTAAAGACTATATAAGAGTTGATAACAGCGCCGACGATACCCTTATAGCTAGAATGATAACCCAGGCGCGTATATGGTGCGAAAACTATATAAGTAGCGATATTGTAGCCAAGAACAGAACGTACTACGTTAAGGAATTACAGCAAGGCCAGTACTACTACGACGAATACGAAACGCCTAGACTACAGTTACCTTTTGGACCAGTGGCTAGTATATCTAGTGTAACCACCGACGGTAATACTTCTACTTACGAAATTAAAGGCGTAAATAACGAAATTATAGAACTTAAAGACGGTAGCGCTAAAGAAATAAAAGTAACGTATATAACCCAGGGCCTAGACGATAGCTTAGTAAAGCAAGCTATACTACAAACAGTAAGCACTTACTACGATAACCGCGCTGATTTTAAAACGGGTACAATCGTAAGTAAGATACCTACAGGCGCTAAAGATATTCTAGCAAGCTATAAAAAACCATTTGTATAATGGACGCGGGCCAACTAAATACACGAATAACTGTTAAGCGTAATAGCAAAACAGCGGACGGGTTCGGCGGGTGGACCAGTGGCGAAACTACTGTAGGTTCGTTCTGGGCTAAAATAGAAGAAGTAGGCGGCGAAGTAAAACAAGAAAACGGTATACGCCAGCGGTACGTAGATATAGAAATAACTATGCGTAAGCGTTCGGCTGATAACTTACAAAATAACGACCTTATAGAAGTTGAAGGGTCCACTGTTCAGTACAGACTAAATAATAAGTTTAGCGCTGATCTAGATTATATGACAACACTAAAGGCCACGAAAGTAGACTAATGGAAGCTAAGATAAATAGGGACGATCTAAATAGACTGTTTAAGAAATTAGACGGTTTAAAGCGTATAGCTAAAGACGACCTAAGTACCCAGCTTACAAAAACAGCGGCCGATATTATAGACAAAGCTACAGATAGGGTGCCAGTAGATAAAGGTAAACTAAAACAAAGCGGTTACTATGGCGCTAAAGGTAAAGGCAAAGTAGAAGTAGGTTATAATATGAAGTACGCGCCTTACCAAGAGTTTGGCACTGGCCGCCATATAGACACTAAAGAAGCTAGACTACTTGGGTTTTCGGCGTCCGATATAAAGAAATTATTTGGCGGTAAAGGCCAGCGTACAGTAGATATAAAGCCCCAGCCGTTCTTTTTTCCTAGTGTACGCATAGCTTTAAAAAGCTTATTAAATAGACTTGATAAAGATGTAAAAAGAAATATATGAAAGAAGGAATCCACCAAGTACGTAAAGCATATATAACAAAATTAAACGGTAACGTTTTACTAAGGGGCGCTAGCGTACCTATTTATAATAGAGTACCCAGCGACGCCAGTTTTCCTTATATACGTATTTACAGCGTTTCTAACGACGAAATAGACCAGAACCAAACAAAGTATATAACCGAAGTTATAACGCGCTTAGAAATCGTTACACGCTTTACTGGCGATAGTGGCGGCGAACTAGATAGCAATTTAATAACAGACGAAGTACTAGAACTTGTACGTACTAGAACTTCAAACTATATTGATTTAAGCGCCGAGGGTTTTAACGTATTTACTACTCAAATCGAAAGTATAAACTATTTAGAAGAAGACGCTAGCGACTATACCTATTATAGGGTTATTATAGAAGTTAGCAATAGAATAGAACAAATATCTGTACAAAGGCCATTCATTTTTATAGTTAGAACTTATAGCGAGTTTGCAGACGATTCAAACGATAATCAATTTAAATTACCCCTTATTGATAATGGTACTGTTGATATATTAGTAGACTGGGGCGACGGCACTAAAGATACTATAACAGCATACGATCAAGCAGAAAAATTACATACCTATAACGCTGTAGGTCAATATGAAATAAAAATTACAGGCACTTTACAAGGGTTTAATTTTCTTGACTCTGGAAGCGATAACGATAAACGAAAAATGCAAGAAATTAAAAACTGGGGTATACTTGATATTAATACTACTAGAACTTTTACACAGTGTGTTAATTTAACATCAACAGCAAAAGATGTACCCACAATATCTACTACTAGTTTAAGTCAATTTTTACAACAAGCCGAAAATTTTACAGGCGATCTATCAAAATGGGACGTAAGCAACGTTACAAATTTTAACAGTTTATTCAACCAAGCACAAGCGTTTAATTCAGATATAACTAACTGGAATACAAGTAACGTTACTAATATGACTAGCACCTTTAAAAATACACATTTATTTAATCAAAACATAAGTAGCTGGGACGTAAGTAGCGTAACTATATTTAGGGAAATGTTTAGAAATGCAAAGGTATTTAATCAACCCATAGGTAGCTGGACTATTTTAAGCGGCGGTAATGTAAATATGCAAAGAATGTTCGAAGACGCTATAAATTTTGATCAAAGTTTAGCTGACTGGGATATGACAAGCGTAGGTAATTTAAGTAATTTTCTTACTGATGTTACACTGTCTACGGCTAACTACGACGCTACTTTAATAGGTTGGGCTGCGCAAAGCTTAAAAAGTAATGTAACTTGTAATTTTGGTAATTCTCAATATACAGCTGGTGGCGCTGCCGAAGCAGCAAGAAACACTTTAATAAATACGTATAACTGGACGATAACAGACGGCGGGGCTGCCTAAAAATTAAGATATGAGTAGTAAAGAAAAATTAAGTTACCCAAGTGTTGAAACTTTTTTCATCTGTTATAACGATCAACGAACAGAAATAAAAAGCTATGGGTCCATTTCGCCTAAACAGTGTTTAGTTTGTAATTGGAATGAAATAGATTATTTTACCGATCAAAAAGAATGGAGTAAAATTTTAATAGAAAACGAAATTGAAATAGACGAATAAAAAAATATAAGTTATGGCTAACGAATTACGATTTAATCATATTTGGCAAAAAGCAAATCTGGGTCAGTTTGGCTGTAGGGTTTTAGAAAATGGCGACAGTAGCCCAGCGAATGAATTTTACCACACTATACGTATAATAAAAAAAGCATCTTTTACAGCTGACAACAATACAACAGGCGGCGATACTTCTATTACAATTTCACAAGGCGAAGCTGGCGTAGATATTAACGGCCATTTTGATAATATAAGTTGCACCCAAGGCAAAATAATTTGTTATTTAATATAATTATCTTTGTATAAACATATTGTTATGGCTGAAATATCTAAAGAAACTAAAGTAAAGCTAAG